ATAATGCGCTGTTTGAGGTTGCAGCCCTGACACCGCCGTCCATCACCATCCCAACCGGTGACGTCTACGTGGTGCCAGCTGACGCCAAGATCCACGGCGGCCGCAAGTTGCGCGATGCGCTGCTGATGGCTGGGCACAACACCTACGAGCAGAACAGGGAAAATGCCGCGATTACCTGCAACGAACTGGCCATGAAAGCGCTGGATGAGTTGAAAGCGAGCCGCCCACGCCGTGAGGGCCACGTAAATCCAGACGCCGACATCCGCGACGACCGATACGCCTACATCCCGCGTTCGTTCGTCAGCACCGCCGCCCGCGTGGCCTTCTGGATTGTGCTGGCCGTCACCGTGGCCATCTGGATCTTTGCGGGGGTGAAGTCGTGACTACGTTCAGCATTGAATATCGGCGTGAGGATTACACCCTGGCCGACTGCATGCGCCCCGATCCCAAGTGGGGCAAGAAGGGGTTCACGGTTCGCTCCGAAGACTTGGGGACCGAGGACATCAACGAGGTGGTGAAGGCTGCAAAGCACCGTGACTCTGTTCCTAAGGGCTACAAGCTGTTCGCTGTTTGGAACGTGCAGACCGGTGAAAAGGTGATCGCATGACCGACAAACTCCAGGTAGACCGCGAATTTCTTGAAAGCCTGCTAGATGAGGTTTACGGGTGCGCATACGACAGGCTGCGCGCCTTCCTCGACGGCCCCACCCCTGACCTGATCCCCCCGCGCACCATCGACCTGATGGACCAGATGGCCGTGGTGGTGCTGGAGGGAGACCCGCGCGGCAAGGGCCGGCCGAAGTTCACGGTCAGGGGCCACGGTCCCAAACAGTTCGTCCAGGTCTACACCGACAAGGAAACCCAGGACTACGAACAGTTGATTCAAGAGGAAGTGTTGCGCCTGATCGGTGGCGACGTGCTGGTGCACAACACCAAGATGATCAAGCGCGCCACGTTCATAGATGCGTTCGTGGACATGGGTGGTGAGCCGTTATTCAAAGGCCCGGTGCGCCTGGAAATGGAGATTCGTCACCCACTGCGGGTATCCTGGACCAAGGCGAAGACGGCCGGCGCACTCAACGGCGAAGTGGCCGCGACCATCAAGCCCGATATCGACAACGTGTTGAAAATCTGGTGTGACGCCTTCAACCGCTGCATGTGGAAGGATGACACCCAGGTGATTCGCTGCACCGTAGAAAAGATGTTCGCCGAGGAACCGAGCGTGCTTGTGCGCGTGATTCCACTGGACCTGATCAACGCTTGACCCAACCCAACGCAACACCACCGAGGCTACGACGATGACTGACTTCAAAACCCGTTTGCAGCAAGAGCGCGACACCCTGGCCACCAACCTGGACAAGCTGAAAGCGTTCCTTGATACCGGACAAGCCAACAACTTGAGCGACCGCGCCAAGGCCCTACTGGTGCGCCAGCAGTACGCCCAACAAGACCTGTTGTACATCCTCGACCAGCGCCTGCAACTGCTGGACGTGGAGGCCGAGCAAGCAGCCGCAGCCGAACGCGCCTTGCAAGCTGCCACGCCGGTCGAGTAGGATCACCTCCGCAGGCTGTGAGGTTTGGTCGCCCGCGCTGATGTCCCTCACGGCTCATCGGTTGCAGCCTGCACGGGCCCCGCTGTCTCTTTCATCGGTCGCAGCGGGCCCAAATATTTTGCGTGGTAGCTCAGTTGGTAGAGCGGTGGGCCCATACCCCACATGTCGCTGGTTCAAGTCCAGCCCTCGCAACCAGTTACAGGGGGTTCGCCAAGCCGGCCAAAGGCATCGGGTTTTGATCCCGACAATCCCAGGTTCGAATCCTGGAGCCCCTTCCACCTACACCGACAGTGAAGCATCAGCCCGATGTGGATCAGATCGGAACGCACCGCCAGCTCGAAAGCGCTGGCGCCGGATAAAGGTAACCGGCACGCATCAACCAACGCCGCACCGTGCATGGACGCACTCCAACAAGCCGATGTATGATCGACGTGTTGAAGGCTCCCCGTGATGCAACCCCCATAGATTCAACAGTTGAAAGCCCCATCAGAAGTACGGCCCAGCCAACCAGCCCCAAACATCCGGGAGCCTGCAAAGCTGGACTTTTTTGTGGGCGCCATATAGGCTTTCTCCAGGGCCGGCGAAGATTGGCCCGCCTGCCACCATCCATACACGACCTAAAATCACTGATGAAAGAGGTCATAACCATGATTCGCACGCATGTATCCCGAGGCCATACCATGAGTTTTTCAGAGGCGTTATTAGCGGTCCTGATCAAGTACGGCCTGTTCATTGCCAGCCTCGTCGGCTCCATCCTGTCACTGTCGCTACTGCGGCCGCTGACTCGACAGCAGGCGGCCTGGGCAGTCGCTACCGGATTTTTTACCGCAATCTTTACCACTGACCTGGTGGTCGCCTACTTCGGGCTCCCGGCCAGCGGCGATGCCCGCAACGGGGTCGCCTATCTCATCGGGTTGTTTGCCATGAACCTGATTCCCCTTGGCAAGAAGGTTGCCCAGGCCATTGCACGCAATTACTTGAAAGGTCCCCAATGATGATCATCAAATACAAGGCCAAGCCACCGCTTGTGCAGGGCGTCGACGTCACTTCGGTGGGCAATCAAGCTGGCGAGATCGCAGCCATGATCAACGCCGAGAACTTCACCGTGAACGTCGGCGCCGGTAGTGCCACCTTCACCCTGGCGACCAAGACGGTCACCGTAAAGAATGGCCAAGTTGTCACGCTGCAAGGTGGTGACGTTATCGTCTACGAGCAGGCCGCGTTCCTCGAGCTGTTCGAGCCATACGGTGAGCTGTAACGGAAAACAGCCCAACTGATGCATAAAATGCCCCTGTTGGCGCATAAAAGCTCAAGCCCGTGACGTTTACGGGCTTTTTTGTGGCTGTTTGGTGCGTTGGCGTATGCTTGCCCCTGACCATCCCCAACGAGCAACAGACAATGGCACGAAAAACACTTTGGAATGACGATATGGCCGGGTTCGCCAAGGACCTGTGCCTGCTCGGCGCCACTGACCAGGACCTGGCCAAGCACTTCGAGGTGTCCCTGGCCACAATCAACAACTGGAAAAAGAAACACATAGCCTTCCGCCTGGCGATCAAGGCCGGCAAGTTCGTGGCTGATGCCCAGGTAGCCGGCGCACTGTTCCAGCGGGCCAAGGGCTGGAGCTGTGAGGAAACGGATATTCGGGTGATCGACAAGAAGGTCGTTGTCACCAAGTACACCAAGCATTACCCGCCCGATACCGGCGCCGCCATCTACATCCTGAACAACCGTCAAAAGGAACTGTGGCGCTCCCACCAGGTGTTCGAACACGCGGGCAAGATCGCTACCGATCAGCTATCAGACGCCCAGCTCGACGCGCGCGCCAAGGCCGTGGCCGCAGAACTGGCCCGACTCGAGGCGAACGCGGGCGTGCTGCCTGGCAAGTCCCGCGAAGGCGAGAACCTTCCGGCCGAATCCACTGGAGGGTTTGAGTAATGAACCCGGAAGATATTCGCGCCCTGAAAATCGAGCACATCGAGATCATGCAGGAACAGGCCCGCCGGTTCCGGCGCCGACGCATGGCCAACTTCAAGCCATACCCGTGGCAGCAGAAGGTGTTCAGGTCGGGCGCGAAGAACAAGCAGCGCCTGTTGATGGCTGCGAACCGGGTGGGCAAGACCTACAGCGCCGCCATCGAGGTGGCCTTTCACGTCACCGGGCGGTACCCGGACTGGTGGGAGGGCTACCGGTTCCAGGGGCCGATTACCTGCTGGGCCCTGGGCGTTACCGGCGAACAGATCCGCGACGTGGTGCAAAAGGCATTGTTCGGGGAGTTTGACGAGTCGGGCCCTGACGGTACCGGGGCGATCCCCTACGAGGACATTGCCGGGTTCATCCGCTCGGGCCACACGAAAGACCTGTTGAAGGATGTGCAGGTGCGGCACCAGTCCGGCGGAATGTCGAAGGTGTCACTCAAGGCGTACAGCCAGGGCCAGAACCCGTTGATGGGCGATTCCATTGACCTGATCTGGATCGATGAGGAACCCGTAGACCCGCTGATCTACCCGCAATGCCTCATCCGTACAGCCACGGGCGACCAAGGCCGGGGCGGCATCGTGCTGCTGACCTTCACCCCTGAAAACGGTATGACGTCGCTGGTCGCGCAGTTCACGGAAAGCCTCCAGCCAGGCCAAGACCTGATCAACGTCACATGGGACGACGCGCCCCACCTGACCGCCGAGGTCAAGGAACAGATCCTGGCCGCGATCCCCCAATATCAACGCAAGATGCGCTCCCAGGGCATCCCGGTCATGGGCTCGGGCCTTATCTTCACCATCGAAGACGAAGAAATCATGTGCGACCCGTTCCAGATCCCGCAGCACTGGACAATCATCAACGGTTGCGACTTCGGGTGGGATCACCCGCAGGCACACGTCCAGCTGGCTTGGGATCGGGACGCCGATGTGTTCTACGTTATCAACGCCTGGCGCAAGTCGGAGCGTGACGCCGAACAAGCCTGGTCAGCGGTGAAGGGCTGGGCCCGACACTTCCCAGTGGCTTGGCCGCACGATGGATTGCAGCACGACAAGGGCGGCGGTGAGGTCCTGGCGGTCAAGTACCGCGCCGCTGGCTTCAAGATGCTGCCCACCCACGCAACCTGGCCAATGGGCGGCAACAGCGTGGAGGCCGGCGTGCGTGAGATCGGCGACCGGATGCTGAACGGCACGTTCAAGGTGTTCAAAAACCTGTCCGAAGTGTTCGAGGAAAAACGCCTGTACCACCGCGACAAGAAAGGCCACATCGTCAAATTGCGTGACGACCTGCTTTGCGCGATACGCTATGCCTACATGATGGCGCGGTTTTCTATCCCGAACGTGGGCGAGAAAAAGCGCGTCAATGCGATTGTTCCGTCACAAGTTACCCATTGGAGCTAAACAGATGGCCATCACCAAAGCCGAACGCCTGGCAGCAGTACACGAAAAAGCGGTTGAAGCGTTCAACCTGGCTTACATGCCCAACCAGGACACACGCCTGGCTTGCCTGTCAGATCGCCGATTCGTGTACATCGAGGGCGCGCAGTGGGAAGGGAACCTGCAAAGCCAGTTCGAGAACCGGCCGCGCTTCGAGGTGAACAAGATCCTCGACAGCCTGATGCGCATTTTCAACGAGTACCGCAACAACCGGGTGACCGTCGACTATCGGGCCAAGGATGACGCGGCCAACGATGAGACCGCCGACGCCTGTGACGGCCTGTACCGGTCGGATGAGCAGGAAAGCAACGCCGACGAGGCCTACGACAACGCCTTCGATGAAGCCACCGCCGGGGGCTTTGGTGCCTGGCGCCTGCGGGCCAAGTACGAGGACGAAAGCGACGAGGACGACGACCGCCAGCGAATCTGCATCGAGCCAATCTATGATGCCGACACCTCGGTATTCTTCGATGCCGACGCCAAGCGCCAGGACAAGTCGGACGCGACCCGCTGCTGGGTGATCTACACCATGAGCCACGATGCCTACAAGGATACGTATGGCTATGAGGTCGACCCCTCATCTTTCAACAAGGTTTTGAACCTGACCAGGTTTGACTGGTTTACCCCGAGCGTGGTCTACGTTGCCGAGTATTACGAGGTGACCACCAAGAAAAAGAAAGTCCACTTTTTCCGCCTGGCCGCCCTTCCTGATGAGCAGCCGGTGAAGGTCTACGGCGATGAGCTGACCGACGAAAAGCTGGCCGACCTGCAAGCCCGTGGCTACATCGAGTCGCGCCAAAAAACCATCGATACGCGCACCGTGCGCAAGTACATCATGGACGGCCGCCAGATCCTCGAGGACTGCGGCGTGATCGCCGGGGAGTACATCCCAATTATCCCGATGTATGGCAAACGGATGTTCATCGATAACAAGGAACGCATGTTTGGCCACACCCGGCCGATGAAGGATGCCCAGCGCATTTACAACATGGAGATCAGTTCTCTTGCCGAGCAGGCTTCGCAGTTCGGTGAATCGATCCCGATCTTTACCCCGGAACAGATCGCGGGTTGGGAAAACGCGTGGGCCTCGAAGAACGTCAGCAAGCCGGCATACCTGGTGGTCAATCCGCTGACCGACGCCAGCGGTGCACAGATCCCATCGGGCCCAATTTCTTACACCCAGCCGCCAGTCATCCCGCCAGCGCTCCAGGGCCTTATCCAGTTGGCAAGCCAAGACCTGCTCGAGCTGGGCGGCAACCAGCAGCAGGGCGACGAACTGGTATCGAATATCTCGGCCAAGGCTGTCGAGCTGGTGCAGTCGCGGTTGGACATGAAGACGTTTATCTACATGGACAACATGAAGAAAGCCATGCGCCAAAGCGGTGTGGTGTGGCTTTCGATGGCCAAGGCCCTCTACGACGAAGAAGGCCGCAAAATGCGCACTGTTGGCCGCGATGGAAGTGAGGATCAAATCACCCTCAAAGAACCAGGAATCGATAAGAGCGGTAACAAAGTCATCAACAACGATCTGTCGAATGGTCGCTATGAGGTGGTTGTCGACGTGGGCCCATCGTTCGTCAGCAAGCGTGACCGCACTGTGCGCGCGCTGCTGGGCGTGTTGCAGTTTATCGAGGATCCGCAGATGAAAGCGGCCATCGTCGGCATGATCATGCAGAACCTCGACGGCGAAGGTATGGACGACCTACGCGCCTTCGCACGCAAAGGCCTGGTAGCGGCCGGCGTGATCAAGCCAACCGATGAGGAACAGGCAGAGCTTGACGAAGCCAAGGCCCAGCAGCAGCCGAGCGCGCAGGACAAGTTCCTGTTGGCCAGCGCCGCCGAGACGGAATCGAAAATCGCGCTCAACCAGGCCAACGCCGATAAGGCCATGGCCCAGGCTCAAGAGCTGCTGACCGCATCCGCGAAGAACGAGGCAGACGCCGCGCATACCCTGGCCGAGATCCAAGCCGCAATGGGTCAGCTGTTGGCCGTTGTGGGCGCTTTGAGTCAGCCAACCCAACAACCAGCACCGCAACAGCAGATCGCCGCGCCTGCGCCGCCTGAGGCCCCGCCCGCTGCGCTTTGATGCAAACTTTGTGGTATATACTCGGGTTTCAGGCATCCATCAGCCTTAATGATGAGTGATAACGAAGGGTAAAGCGTATGAATACGGCAGAAAACGACCAGGACAACACCGATATCGATCTTGACGACGAAACGCAGCTTACCGCCGAGCAACTGGCAGAACAGCAGGCGCTTGCGGATGCAGCCGACGACGATGGACCGGTGGTGATCACTCTTGGCGATGCGCCCCCGCCAGGCGCAAACGACGAGGAAGAAGAAGACGAGACCGCCCCGGCCTGGGTAAAGGAAGTTCGGGCACAAAATCGGGAGCTGAATCGGAAACTCCGGGAGCAGGAAGCCGAGCTGAAAAAGCTCAAGACTCCACAGCCACAGCAGGAACCGGCATTACCAGAAGTTGGGCCAAAGCCGACATTGGAAAGCAGCGAGTACGACGAGGAAGCGTTTGAGATCGCACTGACCAAATGGCACGACGACAAGCGCAAGGTGGAGGCCCATAAAGCCGACATCGAGCGCAAGCAGCAGGAACGCGAGAAAGAAAACCAGCAGGTCCTGGAGTCGTATCAGGCCGCCGCAGCAAAGCTTAAGGTTCCTGACTTTAAGGAGGCTGAACAGCTGGTTTCGATGACACTTTCTGACGTGCAAAAGGCCCTGATCCTCGAGGGCGCCACCAATCCTGCAACGTTGGTTTATGCCCTGGGCACCACCCCGGAAAAGCTTAAAGAACTCGCCGCCATTACCAACCCTTTGAAATTTACAATCGCGTTCGCAAAACTTGAGGAGAAAGTCAAAGTGTCCAAATCGACTACCAGCAAACCAGGCCCCGAGGGCAGCATTCCTAAATCGGGTAGCAACTCCCGCATCGGCGGGGTGGATAAGGAACTGGAACGCCTGGAAGCCGAGGCAGACAAGACCGGTGATCGCTCCAAGATCGTCGCCTACAAGCGCCGCCTACGCGATAAGTCCTAACCCTACTTATCATTCGTTTTTGAGGATTTTCAGTCATGGCAAACGCATTTAGCAAAGAAGAAAAGGTCGCCTTTGACCAGCTGCTCGAAGGGTTTAACGACCTTCTGGTCATGTCGAAAACCGTCAAGGTGTTCAGCAATGATCAAACCATGATGGCGCGTACCAATGACATCATCTGGCGCCCACAGCCTTACATCGCGCTGTCCTACGCCGGCCTCGATCAAACTGGCAACTTCAAGGACCAGACCCAACTGTCTGTGCCTGCACGCTTGAACCAGTACCGCTCGAGCCCGTTCCAAATGACCGCGCTTGAACTGCGTGATGCGCTCCAGGAAAACCGCCTTGGCGATGCTGCCAAGCAGAAGCTGGCATCGGACATCAACGTGTTCATTACCAACTTGGCGGCCCAGCAAGGCACCCTCGTTGTCAAACGTACCGTTGCCGCGTCGGGCTATGACGACCTGGCGCAGTGCGATGCGATCATGAACGAGCAGGGTGTAACCGCGAACGTTGGGCGCCGCCTGGCTGCGTTCTCGTCCCGCGATTACAACTCGATGGCCGGTAACCTGGCTGGCCGCCAGACCATCAACGAACTGCCGAAGACTGCATACGCCCGCGCCATGGTGGCATCGGACATCGCCGGCTTCGACGTGTTGAAGATGGACTATGCAACGCGCCTGAACGCGGCCACCGCGACCGGCGTAGTAGTGAACGGGGCGAACCAGTTCTACACCCCAGTCGCTACTGTTGCGGACATCAACGGCGGCGGCGTCAACGTGGACAACCGCTATCAAACCCTGGCCATTACCGTGGGCGCCTCGACCGTCAAGGTCGGTGACGCATTCACGATTACCGGCGTGAACGCGGTTCACCACATCACCAAGCAAGACACCGGCCAGCTCAAGACTTTCCGGGTAACCGGCATCGTGACCGGCGCGGGCGGTACAGGCACCATCCAAATCTCCCCGCCGATCATTTCCGGCCAGGGTGGTTCGGTTGCCGAAGGCCAGTATCAGAACGTCACCGCAACCCCTGCCGCATCTGCGCCTATCGTGTTCTTGAACACCCAAACCGCAGCGGTGAACCCGTTCTGGGTCGAAGACGCCATCGAGCTGTTGCCCGGTCGTGTTGCCTACCCAACCGACGCAGGTATGCAGGTGCTGCGCGCCACCACCGATCAGGGCATTGAAATTGCCATGGTCAAACAGGGGAACATTGACACCGGTATGATCAAGTACCGCGTAGACGTGTTCTTCGGTGGTGTCATGAACAACCCGGAAATGTGCGGTATCGAGCTGTTCAGCCAAACTTGATCCTTCCTTCCGCGTGACTCGAAAGGGGCCTTCCGGGGCCCCTTTTTTCCTTGAGAGTGAGAGCCATCATGACCGACGAAACCCGCGAATTTATTGCAAAAACCCTGGTGTTCAAGCACGGCACACAGGTTGTCATTTGGGGGATCCCCCTCGATACCCTGGAGATCGACCAGCATGAGCTGGAGGAATTCCTGGCCAGCGGCTGGCATGCCCACCCATTCGATGCCCGCGATGCACAGGCCGCCCTGGTGCTGCAACAGGCCGAAGAAAAGCGAATCAAGGACGAGGAAGAAGCCGCCGAGAAAAAGCGCGTTGCTGATGCCGAAGCCGAGCGCGTGCGCCTGGCCAACGAGGAAGCGGCCTTGAAGCTGGCCAACGATGAGCGCGCCAAGGCTGACAACGAGCTGAAAGAAAAGCTTCTTGCCGAGGCTGCCGCGCTGAAAATCAAGGTCGACAAACGCTGGGGTACTGCCACCATTCAGGAAGCTATTGACGAGGCGAAAAAAGCCCAATGAAAACCCGCCGCGACATCATCTATCAGGCTTATAGCGAACTCGGCATTGCCGAATACAACTTTGATATTTCCCCCGAGGAACTGGCAAACGCTCGCCGCCGCCTGGATTCTATGATGGCGCAGTGGGAGGCGATTGTTTCCATGGGGTATTACATGCCGTCCGACCCGGATGAATCGGATCTAGACGACCTGACCAACCTCCCCGACAGTGTTTGCGATGCGGTAGCGCTCAACCTGGCGTTGCAGCTTGCGCCAGGCCTGGGCAAAACCCCTTCAACCCTGACCATGGTAGGCGCGAAGAATGGGAAGAATGCAGCACTTGCCCAGTTTGCCGTCATCCCGCAAAAGCAGTATTCCAGCAACTTGCCGGTGGGCTCGGGGAACAAGCCGCTCCCAGGATGGAACGGGTTTTTCCGGCCGAAGAAAGTTATCACTGTCACGGAAAACGGGCCGGCGCTTCAAAACGACAACGGCGACCCCTTCACCGAGTCGCCTTAACTGGCCACCACGTCCCAGCCTGCGCCGTTGTATTGCAGCTGGTACACCGCGTATTGGACGCCCACCGCAATGGTGGGCGCTCCATCAATCAGCAACGCCCCAGCATCAACCGTCACCACATTCGCCGACGCATCAACCTTCTTGACCGTTACCAGCTGTAGCAGCTGGGGTACCGCAGGCAATGCCACGGTGAGCCCGGCGCCCGTCGCATCTGCACGCACGGTCAGGGGCTGATAAGCAGGCCTGGAGCCAACCGCGTATGCATTTGATACGTTCACCAGGTCCGGGGAAAACTGTTGCTGGAAAGAGGGTGGCCTAATTTCAAGCAGTTGGCTTTCCAGATCGTCCACCTTGCGCTGGAGGCCTTGAATTGCCTGGTCTGGCGACTGGACTACCCCGGCCAAACTGGTAAGCAGCTGGAGCAGATTGGAAAATTCACCCTCCACGTTTTTCAATGCCTGAATGGCCAGGGATAGTTCCTCGATAGCCTGCTTATCGGTGTTGGCGCTGCCCTGGGCGGCGTTGGCCACCTCGGCCGCGTTTACGATCAGCTCGAGCAGCACGGCGAAGTTGTCCGGGGCTACCTGGGTGGTATCTGTCCACAGGTTTTCCAGGTACCGAATCAACTTGGGATCTTTGGTCAGCTGGGCCAGTAGGCGCCGATCTGGTGGCGATGACGCCGGGTTCCGCTGATTGATATCAACCATTTGCCAGGCCCTCCAGCTCGGCATCCAGCCGCATAAACGAAACAATGGCGGCATTGGCGCCGCGATACCTGAACGACATGAAGTCGCGGAACTTGATTTTTGGGCGGTAGGCAATCCGCTTGGCACGCTGACCCGACTTGCCCAGTTTGATCATGCGTTCATCGCCCCAGGTGGCGCCGTCCTGCGTCCAGGACAGGAAGCACACAGGGTCAGTTCCCACCTCGGCGCGGCCAGGCGTGCCGGTCAACTCGAGAGAGCTAACGATTGCCGATTTTGTCTCGTTGAACACAAGCACCGTATCGAATCGCCAGCCCACCTCGACATCGTATTGGGTGAAGATGTCCGGCCGCAGCTCGCCAATGCGCGGTTCCACCAGGTCATCCATCAGCCACCGGTTATAGGCGAACAGGAAGTGTCGCCCCTGCAAAGGCTTGGTGAAGTCCGTAGACGACGACAGCTGATACCAAACCGGGGTTTCCATGGCGATGGATGCCGCAGCGTCATAAACCAGGGTATGGCGCGCCAGGCCGATGATTAGGCTCTGATGCTTGCGGTGCATGCGGTACTCGGCCGTGCCCACCGCCAGTTCTTCCTCGGTGTACGTGGCCAGGATGTCCTCAATTTCCCGGGTAGCCACCTTGGTGGCGTTGCCGCCGGAACCGAGATAGACCGAACAGGGCTCATTCTTGCCGCCACCAACGAACGCCAGCATCTGGTCAAAGGCGCACGCCATGTGTGTCCCTACCGCGCCCTTTTCGATAATGGCGCCGTTGTTGCGTGCGAAGGGGAAGCCGGCGCCGCCGACATCGCTGAATACCTCGATGGTGTTCCGGTTCACTGCCAGCAGTTCCTGGCGAATCTTGATGACCCGCTTCACCGGGTCGGGGTCGGCTTCGGATGAGCCATATTTGAGTGGGTCGACCTTGTTGGGGTCGTTCAGCTCGGTGACCACGATAGAGATTCCGTCTGTGGTGACAAAATAGCCGTCCATCCATTCCAGGCTGATCACGGGGCCCAGGTCCAAATCGGTGACCTTGGACAGTAGGCCGCCCTTGAGGTAGTACAGGCTACGCGCCGAGGCGATGGCCAGGCGGTCGAACGAATACGTCATCTGCGCATCTAGGCCGTCATCCCCCACGTACCCGATGGGCTCGATAACGCCTGTGCTTTGGATGCTGCACAGCTGCTCCCCGATCACCCAGTACGCCACACCATTCCAGAAGATCGATGCGCGCCCACGGCCGGTAATGGCTGGGTTGCCATTGTCAAAGCGGCTGATGCCCTCGGCGGTTCGTAGGTATCCGGCGGAAACACCGCTTTGGCGCGGTACCGGTACCAGGTTGATCGGATAGCTGGCTTTGATGTCTACGCCAGACTCCCCGGTGATTCCAGACAAGATGCTAACCTGCGTCATAACGGTGGCCCTGTGTGATTTTTAACCAGTGTCAAGCATTGTATGAAAAAATGTCTCGCCCGTTCCGAATATCGCCTACCGGGGGAATAAAACGATGTCCACTTTCAGCCAGCTTTATTCAGCGATGAGCGTTTCCGGCTCCGACCTGATTGCAGTGTTTACCGGAAACTCGCAAACCACGCGCCGCATCACGGTATCGCAGCTGCTGGAGTTCATCGCGGCCCAACAGCCGGCGAATGAATCCACTGTGTCGACCCAGTACGCCGCGCCAGGCGTGAACGGTTTCCTCGTGCAAGTCCTCCAGCCAGTTACCGGCGGCCCGGACGTGCACATGATCATCAACCCGTTGACCGACTTCGCCACCGGTACCATTCAGCTCCCGCCGTTCGCCACCGCGTTCGATGGCCAGCAAGTCCTGGTGACCAGCACCAAGGCCATCACGGCGCTGACAGTGGATCTCAACGGGGCTTCGGCTGGCTTTGGCTTGCCTACCTGGATGAGCGCCAATGATGCGTTTGTGCTGGCCTTCGATCAGCCATCGGCAAGCTGGTACATGATCGGCCGAAGCGTTCCGAATCCGGTGGACACCTCTACCGCGCAGACGCTGACCAACAAAACTCTTTCATTTCCAACCATCAACGGCGGGAACCTGAACGCGATCAACATCGGCGGTTCCTCGACTGGCGACCTGACCGGCTTTACTGGCCTTCCGATCCTGACTGGCGTTGCCGGACTGGCTGCAAACATCGCCACATTCCTGGCTGGCCCAACCTCGGCGCGCCTGGCAGCAGCCTTGACCGACGAAACCGGGACCGGCCTGGCGGTATTCAACAACGCCCCAACCTTCCTGGTTCCGCGCCTGGGTACGCCGTTCAGCGGCACCCTGACCAACTGCATCGGCCTGCCGATTGATACCGGCGTAGCTGGCCTGGCTG